TCAATTAGCAGGTGAAACAAACCAAGCAGCAAACTCAATTGTATTAAACGCAACAGGTAGTGCAGTAGAAAACACCACAGCAAGTAGTACAGTTATACAACCAGTTAGAAATCTAGCAAGTGCAAACATTGCTATGTACGATCCTACAAACGGTGAGCTAACACACACAGCAACACCAGGAACACTAGCAGCAAACATAGATCAAGCAACACTAGCAATTGGTGCAGCAACGGCTACGTCAATCAGTATCGGCAACGCAGGTAGCACAACAACAATTAACGGCACATTGGCGTCACCGGCTTTAATATCAGGAAGTATTACAGCAGACGACAGTATGAGTATTACAACTGCTACAGGCGACGGTAATGCAATTAGTATTGGACCAGCTGGCACAAATAGATTTGTTAACATAACCGCAGACTTTATTAGATTTAACGGCGAAATTATTGTTCCAATGATTGCTAAAGGTGGCATAACTGGTGACATTAAAGGTAGTGTTGTAGGTGACGACAGTACTGTATTAATTGACGGACAGTCTAGTACTATTGTTGGACCTGTTGTTTCATCTAGCATTGCAGGTACTTTAGTTAAAGCAACAACTATTGAAAATCACACTACAGATGATTTAGCAGTTAATGTCGACGGATTTATTAACATTAACGCAGGTACAGATGATGCAGGTATGAGTAAGATCCAGATGGATCAAACAGGCATTAATCACATTGAAATAACTACTGAACCTAACGTTCCAGGCAATGCTGCTGATGTAGCAAATGTTGCAATTAACGCAACGGCAGCATCAGGTAATGTTGTTATCGGTACTACAGGAAGCACCCGTAACCAACAAGTAACAATCAATAATGCAACAGTCACAGGATCACTGATTGGTAGCGCACAAGGCGCACACACAGGAACACTAACAGGCGACTTAGTAGGTAGTGTATTTGGCGACGATAGTTCTGCAATGGTAGATGCAGTAAGCAGAACAATGGCAAGTGATCTACTAACACTAACTCCGTTAAATACAGAACCAAGTAATCCAGTAGACGGACAACTAGCAGTAGCAGACGGCGCAGGATGGGATCCAAGTGGTGCTGCTCCTACTAAAAAACAAACAGTAATATACTTAGGCAGTGCCTGGGTCCAAATTGCTATCGAAGCATAATATAGGAAAATTAAAATGAGCGAAAGAGAATATATTGTAAGTGTAAACAGAGGCGTAGATCTCGTTGCGTTTAACCAAGAAATGATAGCAAGTACTGGCACTGGAGCAATACCAGGACGTAATGTAGCAGTTTTAAATGCCCGTGCTACTAACACACGTATTACACACTATGACTTAACAGATGCGGAAGCTGAAACATTAAGAGCTGATCCTAGAATTTTTGGTGTTGACTTACTTCCAGAATTAGATCCAAATACTGGTATCGGCTTTGGCGCAATACAAGAAGGCGACTTTACAAAAACTACACTAGATCGAGGCAATTACCTAAACTGGGGTATGCGCAGCATGAACGAAGCTACTAACCCATATAGCGGAGTTAACGCATCAGCAGGCGGGTATAACTATACGCTAGACGGATCAGGAGTTGACGTTGTCATAGTAGACAGTGGTATACAAGCCGACCATCCAGAGTTCCAAGATGCAGCAGGCGCAAGCAGAGTACAAGAAATTGATTGGTTTACTGCTAGTGGTGTTTCTGGAACAATGCCAACAGCACATTATACAGACTATGACGGACACGGCACACACGTTGCTGGCACATCAGTTGGAAAAACATATGGCTGGGCAAAGAACGCTAAAATATTCAGTATTAAACTAAACGGACTACAAGGAAGCTCAGATCCAAACGTCGGCATTTCTGCTGCTGACATGGCAGACGTTATTATAGGTTGGCACAATGCTAAACCTGTGGATCCGGCAACTGGCGCAAAACGTCCAACTGTTGTTAACCATAGCTGGGGATATTTAAGATATTATAATACTGTTATTAATCTTACATACCGAGGCGTATTAAAAACAGGCACAGATATTGATAGCAGCGCAAAACGCCATGCATTTGGTTTAGTACCACGCCCCGGCGGCAGCGGCGGAACTTATGTTACTAATCTTAGACTGACATCAGTTGACGCTGACGTACAGTTAATGATTGACGCAGGAATACATGTTTGTGTTGCAGCAGGTAATAGACGTCATAAGATCGATGTAGTTGGAGGCGACGACTTTGGTAACTTTATGGCAGCAGACACAGGTAGTGTAGAGTACCAAAAAGGTTCAAGTCCTTCAGACGACGAAGCTCACATTGTTGGCAGCATAGATAGTGCAGCACACGGAGGTGGGTTAGAGCAAAAAGCAACTTATTCAGAAGCTGGGCCAGGTGTAAGCATTTATGCTCCTGGCACTGATATTATGAGTGCAATGAGTACTACTAATAAATTCGGCGCAACTACACTAAACAATCCTTATCCAGGAAACGCTGCATTTTTAATTAATAATATAAGCGGTACTAGTATGGCATCGCCACAAGTAGCAGGCATGTTAGCATTATGGTTACAAATAAATCCTGGTGCTACACCTGCGCAAGCAAAAGCGTTTATTAGTACTAGTGCTAAAACTGTAAAACTGTATGATACTGCTAGTGTCGTTGATTACACTGACACTCGTAGTTTATTAGGAAGTACTAATAGATATGCATTTAATAAATTTAACAGTAGTATTCAAATGAAATTAGGAAACTAAAATGGCAGTACAACTAATAAACATAGGTAATGTTGCAAACGACGGGACAGGCGATGATCTTCGCGAAGCATTTATTAAAGCAAATGCTAACTTTGAGGAGTTAGACTTACGTGATGACGAGCAAACAACAGTGTCTAATTTGGGCGGGACTGGTGAAGGATTATTTGCGCAAAAGTTAATATACGACTTACAGTTTAAAAAGTTGTCAGCAGGTGCTAACGTAACACTAACAGCAGATCTTGAGAAGATTGTAATTGCTGCTGACAGTGGCGTAAGCGACTTAACTTTAACTGCTGATACCGGCAATGTTGTGCTAGATAATAGTGCAGCATTAACAGTATCTGGCGGAGCAAATATTAGCACAAGTATTGTAAGTGGCGTACTTACAGTTGCATACACTGGCTCTGCTGACTTAGCATCTGATACAACACCGCAACTAAGTGCAGACTTAGATGCCCAGGCTAATAATTTGTTGAATGTAGGAACTATTTCTACTTCAGAAGTTATTGGCCCAGTAACAGGTAATGTAACAGGTAATGTAACAGGTAATGTAACAGGATTAGTACACGATGTTGATGTACGTACTTTACTTGCTCCTGGCGCAGCAGACTTTGGTACAATATCTCCAACTGTAAATAATCTCCTTGAATACATTACATTTAATACTGATATAGAATGGGGAACATTTACTACGCCCAATCTAGTAGCACTTGATTTAGGTGCTATTGTAGTATAACCTAACTCCGATAAATACGTTGTATTAAGGAAACTAATGAATGTCAAATTTATGGAACGTTGTAACTGGAACTCGTCTTCAAACGCTTATTGAAAGATCGTCAGCAAACATTGTGTTGCCGCTTATTAGCGGAGTTGTTGCCGAAGTAGAACTTATTAGTGGTAGTATTCCTGCAGGAACAAGATTAGAAAGTAATACTATAGTTGGGACAATATACGAAGTTGCATATGATACTATATTCAACGCAGTATTTAGAGCAACCGACGACACAGGATTCCAAGACTGCACTATTGAATTTGTAGTAACTGGTCCCGACTCCCCAAACTGGCAAACTACCGAAGGATTGTTAGCTGTAGGTTCAAACAATAGTTTATTCATTCTAGACAATGAAGTTATTGATTATCAACTAGTTGCAACAGACACTGACTTGAGTACAGGCGCAGTGCTAAGTTATTTTATCGCAGACGGCGACGGCGCACTTCCACCAGGTATTATAATGAGTAATACCGGTAAACTAACAGGAACAACCGAACCACTACTTAGTTTAGATAAGCGTAGTGCAGGTGGGCAATACGATGCAACACCATACGGCGAAGTAATGGATTATGCTGTACTAAGTTCTAATGGTTATAGCAGTTTTTACTACGACAGCGTGGACTATGATCTTAGTGAAGCAACATCAAACCCAAGGAAATTAAATAGATATTACCCCTTTGCTGTAACTGTATCAGACGGTGAAAGCTTTGTACGTAGAGAATTTAAAATATACTTGGTCGGTGACGATTACTTAAAAGCTGATAACACTATTATGCAATCAAGTACAGGCGTGTTTACTGCGGATAATACTAACGTAAGAACTCCAGTATGGATTACGCCTAAAGACTTAGGGTTTAAACGTGCAAATAACTATACAACAATATATTTAGAAATTGTCGATAACTGGACACTAGAAGGTGCAGTAGTTTATACTCTTGAAGATGTAAACGATGACCTTACAAAAAGTGAACTGCCGCCCGGTATGTTATTAGATAGTCAAACAGGAGAAGTTTTAGGACGTATTCCTTATCAGCCTGCTATTACACAGAGTTATAAATTTACAGTTAGAGCAACACGTATTACCGCTGACTTAGTTACAGTTACAATCTTTGCAAATTTCTATGAAGATGTATTATCAGGTAATACTAGTTTTAAAATTAACAAAATTGACTTAACTGGCAATATTGACGGTACTAATGATTTGTTTGAATTAGTAGGTAAGAAAATCTTATTAGGGAATAATCAGTATAAAGTTACTAACGTCGATGCTAGAAATATTGCTTATGACATTATATTTGTAGAAGAAACACTTGTACCTAGTATTAATTTATCACTAAGTAAAACAGCAACAGTAGGACAAGATCACTTCTTTGTTGGACGTTTATCAGAATCTGATAAGTCAAAATATGCCAACAGGATTTTGAAATTTAGTAATACAGAAACATATACTATTAATACGTTTACTCCTTATATTGAATGGCAAGTTACTCAGACAACATCTAACGATCCATTTTTGCCAGCTAAAGCGCCGCGTATAATGAAATTAAATGAAAATTACTATGTTGGCGATTATATTATTCACGCAGTCGAAAGCGGTGGCAATGGTTACATTTATAAGTGTACTACTGCACATACAGCAACAGCACAAGTAGATGGCTTTGGGGCTAATGTATTAGTCGACGGAATTGTTCAAATAAACTTTATAGGTGCAAATTGGACACAGGTTGCAGAAACGTTAGAAACACTTAGTGTAGATGATAGGTTAACAGCTACTAAGCAATCACTCCAAGCAGAGTTCTACGGAACTGCTTACATCACAGTAGTCGACAGTCATAACTGGAGAATACGTGTTCCTAGTACTGCATATTCAAGAATTAAATCAAATATACAAAATTTCTTTAGTGGCGAAGACAGTAGTGATATAGATGTAACATTAATACGCGACAACGAAGATAAAATAACATTAGATAAGAATTTAACTTCGCAATTAAACAATGGAAGGAATATAGGTATTGCATTGTTTGCAAAAGATAATTTCTTTAAAAACTTAATTGTTGCATCTAGTGACGTAATTGATATTCCCAGTACTGCTAAAACATTCGATATTAAAATTATTGGGGAAATTGATAGCGAAATTAAATGGATAACTCCTGCTGCATTAGGTAGTATTAATGCAAACTTTACAAGTAATCTAAAATTAGTTGCAGAAACTACTGTTCCTGACACTGCTATGATTTATAGTGTGAAATCAGGCAAATTACCGTTCGGTTTAATACTCAACTACGATGGCGAAATTATTGGATCTGCTAGACAGTTCGGTACTGCTGACAAGCCTGGCTTAACTATATTTGAAGATAAAGTAGTTACATGGGACGGTTCACTTCCAGGCGATACTACGTTTGACAGAAGTTATAAGTTTACAGTTGATGCAAGAGATAGATTTGGATACTCAGCAATTGAGCGTGAGTTTACATTAAAAGTTTCGGATCTAGATAATGTACAGTACACAGACATTTATATGCGTCCTATGTTATCTGATCTACAACGCAAGTACGTTAAGGACTTTGTGAGTAATCCTGAAGTGTTTACACCTAGTAAAATTTATCGCCCAGGCGACGCAACCTTTGGAATACAATCAAATTTAGATATGCTTGTATATGCAGGAGTTGAAGCAACTACTATGAACAAATTTGTTGCAGCAGCAGCAAAAGGACACAAGCGTAAGAAATATGCATTAGGTGAAATTAAAAGTGCAGTTGCTAAAACAAGTGCAACTAGCGACACAATATACGAAGTAGTATATATTGATGTTAAAGATCCTGCAAACTCAACTGTAGCTAATAAAAAGACGGCAGTAAGTTTTGGTATAGAAAGTAAAGAAAAAATTACAGTAGATAGTATTCAATACGCAGTATTAGATGATGCTACTAGATTTGGAGCAGGTTACGATCAATTAGCGGTTGGAACTAGAGCTACAGTAAGATTCATAGTTAGTGAGAGTGATGAAATATTGATTGACACCAGAGCATCAGTAACTGATTCAGAACTAAATGTCGATAATTCGGACTTTGAAGTTACTGTAAGAGGTGGTGGAGCTGTGACAGTATTATTACAAAAAGGCGATAGCGAGCCTTATAGATTTAGACCTAAAACTAATACTATTAAAACAGATAGTAATGCAGTTAAAGCTAGTCAGTCAACTGACTCACTTAAATACATATCTAGTATAGATAATATGCGAGCAAACATTAAATCTATTGGTGATGAAGAACGTAACTATTTGCCGTTGTGGATGAGAACTGCACAAGCTGGATTTGAAGAATTAGATTACGTAACTGCTATACCAATTTGCTACTGCAAGCCTGGTGAAAGTGCAACTATTATTAATAATATTAAAAACTATGGATTTGATCCAAAAACAATTAACTACGATATAGACAGATATATCGTTAAAAGAACCGAAAACTCCGATGTTGAAAAATTTGTGCTGTTCGCGAATTACCAATTCAATGTATAACATCGATAAATATATTAAAGAGGAATTAACATGGCCAGTACTATTATAAGCGGAACAATTGACGGAGCATATCCAGTTGCAGGTGTCGACAACGACACTCAAGGATTTCGTGACAACTTTACAATTATTAAAACAGGTTTAGCAACAGCAGCTAGTGAAGTAACTGCATTACAAGCAAACACTGCTAAACTAAATGCAAGCAACGACTTCTTAGGAACTGACGTTACCAATGCTAACTTTGCATTAAACACTGAAAAATACCATAACATTGGTACAGTAATTACTGGACAGAACATTAGCTTCTTAAATGGGCATTATCAAAGCATGTCAGTTAACTTAGCTGTAGGAGTAGGTACTATTAACTTCGCACTAGCAGATTGGCCAGCAAGAGATCATGTTGCTAAAATGACAGTACAGCTTAAAGGCAACGATACTGCAAAAACTGTAACATTTACAGTTGCAGCTGGCGGAACAATTAAATACAGTGCAGATTTTCCAGCTACTCTAACTTTAGACAGCAGCGTAAATCCTATACTTATTGACTTTTGGACATATAACCAAGGCACAACAGTATATGCAGAATATAGAGGTCAGTATACTTAATGCTTAATCCACTAGTTGACAGTCTAGCAGATCTTTCTGTAACTGAATTAGAAGACAAGATTGTTGTGCTCCAGCGTAGATACTTTATGACAGGTAATCCTGGAGTACAACAACAAATACAAAATTTCTTAGAAATCTATCAAGAAGAAGTACAAACTCGACGTGCAATCGAATATAATCGCCAAAAAAATGCAGAAAATGGCGAATCAGGACTTGACAAACTCATCAATGTAAGTTAAAATAAGTGTATGCTTATGAAAACAGACGAACTCGGTATCCCACGAT